GTTGCTTTTGTATAATTTGCCATAGTATGTCCTTAGACTAAAGTCTTTCCTTGCTTGATTGCTACGTCTATTTTCTGAATTGAAACTGGATTACCATTAATATCTGCTTCTAAGCCTAACTGCATCACAGTTCCTTGACCACCAGCATTAATATTAAAACGATCTAAAACAATACCTGAACTATATTCAGCAATGTTGTATTCGGACGAGCCTGGTATAGTATCTACAGTAGAGTTATTATATTCGTATACCGCAGCAGGATCTAAAGTATAAGTAGTAGCTTGATAACTTTCAGTATAATCAAAACCCCACTTAACAGCTACTGCTTGATTTGTACCGCCAATCAATACCCAACCAATCTTCTTTAATAGTTTAAGCTTTGTTGAGGCATCAAAGTCAAAGTAATTAGTATAGTAAGCAAGACGATAACTAGAAGTATTATCAGCGTAGCCGTAGTATTTAGCAATATATCCTGGCTTACCTAAGTATAAATCTCTAGCTTGTGTAACAAAGAATGACTTAGGTTCAATGCTATCCCAGACTGTAACTCTCATAGAACCATCTTGCAATGCCGTACGAGTATCAAAGCAGTATACAAACTTAGTTGTAGGAAGCGTTAATAGATAGATAGCGTCACGCTCGTAATAGATACTTTTGATCTTAGTTAAATCTGTCTCAGATGCTACAGCAGAGATTAACTCATCACGAACATTCTTAGAAATATCACGCATTGGCATGGACTTCTCTTGAATGATTCGCTGTAGACTACGAACTCCTGAGTCAGATAAGAACAACACATCTGTTGCAATATTCTGTACCGAATCTCTAGCAATACATCCTACATTATAGATAACCTCAACAAGAGTTAATGCTCCTGTGTCTAACGGATTAGCATAGATTGCTATGTTCTTACGACCAAAGAATATAATAAAACCATTATGTGCTGCAGCAGCGACTACAGGATCACCATTAGGTAATACTTCTTGTAGATTTAAGTAACCAGCAGAACCATTTAAGAAATCTGTACCAGCTAGTAAGTCGCTGAAATAGACAGTCTGAGTGTCTCCTGAGATACCACCACACCAGATTCTACCATAAGCAGAAATTACCCAGCTAGGCATGAATGTTGCTGTGCTGTGATTAGAAGGTAACTTAGCGTCATCTCCTACACGCTGGTAGCCAAATGTACCGCTATCGTGCGAACTAAAAGGATTACCAGAAATAGGTAACTCATGATACACCAGCATAGGATGTGCTGCTTGTGCTAAATATACATGAGGCTGGAAGTCAGTGACATCTCCATAAGACATCGCAGCACCCTGCCAATTGTTAGCTGTAATGGTATAAGTAGCGTTACCGCTGTTAGTAGTGTTACGCACTGTCTTAGTAGTCATCGTAGTAGTTCCTACAAATAACTGATTATTGCCAGCACTTAAAACTTGATTAGTACTACCATCTACTAATTCAAATATAAACTCTACTGCATTACCAGCACCTAAGTCAGTATTAACTGCAGAGTTTACTGTAGTCCATCCTCGTCTTGCACCGATACGACCATACTTATCGATCACACAGTTTTGAGCTTTTAATGCATAACCAGAAGACAAAGTAATACTAGACTCTTGGAGGTTAAGTCCATAGAATCCAGGAGCTGCTATTGATGCTGTCTGTAGTGGACTAGCCATTAGTTCCAGACCCACTGCTGTTCTTCTATATACCGTCCTGATTCGAGTGCTATAGCGTCTGCTAAGCTCTGCTTCATTAATTGATATGTCTCCCCTGCCTGGACTCCTCCGTCCTCACCACGCTCTGCCTGAGCCCTTGCAAGAGCACCTAGGATTACAGGCTCTTCTGGTACTAATAAATTATCAGCATTAACTGCTAAGGGTACTTGTGGTTTAATAATATTAAAACGTAGATTATAAGCACCATCAGGAATAGGGTATAAGTCTACCTGAGTATTTCCACTGGAATTAACACCATTGAAGTTATAATATGCAGGAGACCCCTTCTGAGGAGTGGTCATTAGGAACTGCTGATCCATCCACCTAGTAGAGGCTAGTTCTACGAATGCATTCTGAGTATCGTTAATAACATCAATAACTCTAAATCTTTGTCCTGAGCCTACTAGAACATAGTTAAATACATCTGCTGTGGTGGTTGCTGATAGAGTATCAGACAAAGCATTCCAATTGTAGGAGTCTTCTACGACTCTCTTAGAATCATTGACAAACCTAGCAATCAATTTTACATAGGCATTATCAGAAACCGAGGAAGCCTCAGGCTCACGCAGCCTTATCAGCACATCGTTTACTAGTTGAATATAGTTCATGTCTTATATTATACCATAAAATTGATTAAAAGTCAATACCTTAATTAACAATCCCACTTCTTTAATGCTAAGGCTTTGCGAGTTGGTCTGCCTTTCTCATCCTTCATAGCTCCTTTAACACCACTCATACGAGCACAAAAGGACTTACGTCTTCCAGCAGCTTTAGGGGACTTTGCAGCCTCTTTAGCAGAAACTGGAGGCTTCAGGTTAGAGCCTGTCTTCTTATTGAAGTAAGCCCTTCCTTTAGCGTTTAAACCACCTTCAGGATTCTGATATACCTTCTTAACCATTATCTCTTCTTTGCTGTCTTAGCAGCTTCCTTAAATTGTTTAGCAGTAGGAGCACCTTTGCTGCCTACCTTACGCATCTTCTCTCCAGATCCCTGAGCTATCCTTTTACGTTTAGCTGCGATGTTGGAATACAAGCCAGGCTTAGTAGCCACGCATTGCACCCATCTTCTTAGCTGGTTTAGCTTTAGGAGTAGTCATCTTCATGCCTGTTTTCTGAGCATACGACTTAGCTTGCTTCTTACCCTTAGTTGTATAAGGGAACTTCTTGTCTTTGACCATTGGCATATTATTTCCTTTTCTTTGGTTTAGCTACTTTAGCTGTTTGTAATGCGATTGCGACTGCTTGTTTCTGTGGTCTTCCTTCTTTAACCATCTTAGAAATGTTTTTACTGATTGTCTTTTGAGACTTACCTTTAGCGAGTGGCATGATTATCCTTATGCAAAGTTTTGTACGGTACTGCGTTGCTCTAATTCTAATGTTACAATACAGCTTGCATTCGTTGCACCAGTTTCAACTAATACACGAATCTCATCATGCTCGTCTAAGACTACATAAGCCTGTCCATCAATACGTAAGAAGTTCTTACCTGTTAAAGAATAATCATATACTACAGCAACCTCTACATTCTCAGAAGAATCATACCAGAATGCTCTGAAGTTCTTAGCAGAAGATGTACCGTTATAAGCGTACAATAAAGTCCACCTAGCAATGTTCCGAGTTGGAACAGTAAACATTGTTGTTAATGTATTAGCAGTAAGATTCTTGCCTACGGAATGTGGTCTACTCATTTAAGTACCAGTGTTAACAAGGTTATAATGATAAATCCAGCAGTACCGAGAAGAATCTGTTCTAGTCTCTTTAGTCTAGCATTAATCTGTTCGTATCGAACCTTACAGACTTCTTCGTGGCTTAGTAGTTTGAGTTCAGATTCAGTCATTTCGTTCTACCCAAGATGTTGTTGTTTCATCCCATGAATATCTCTTAGGATTCTCTGCTGTGCCTACATCGGTAGGATAAGGTACTGGAGAACTCCATAAACAAGTTTCCTCGCTTAATAACCAACTTGGAAATGGTTGTGGTGGAATAAAGGCATCTCTTTGGCTGTCATAAGTGTATCCAATACCAGCAAAGTTTTTACGCAATGGTCTACCTTCAGGATGTTGCCCACCATATGTATTGTAGGAAGTCTGAACCCATCCTGTACCAAAAAGACCTGAATCTATAACATCTTGTTCAGCAACAATTACTTGAGTAACAATGTTTTCTTCTACTTTTGCAAAATGTGCCATTTTTAATCCTTACAATGTAATTGAGCCTGAAGAAGTCCATTTATATATCCGATAACCGCCTGAAACTGTGATAGTCGGAGAACCAGTTGTAGATGTGGCAGCTGGAAATGTGTCAGCATAACGAATAACAACAATACCTGAACCGCCACTTGCGCTTGTAGATGTGCTTGATTCGCTGTGTGAACCGCCCGCACCGCCTCCAGTATTAACTGTACCATTCGTTCCTCCACCAGCAGCATTTATACCTGTATTTGATCCAGCTCCTCCACCACCTGCTCCACCTGCTCCAGCAGTTCCACCAGTATATGTTCCGCCACCGCCACCGCCAGCATATGTTACTGAAGTTCCAGTAATGCTTGATGCAGAACCAGCACCGCCCACACCTCCAGTTGTGCTTGTTCCGTTTCCGCCAACTGCTCCCGCACCGCCGCCACCACCACCTCCGTAATTTGGACCTGATGTAGAACCTGATCCGCCATTGTTTCCTTGTCCAGATGTTCCTGTTCCACCTGCTCCACCATTTGCACCACTCAATCCTCCCCCACCGCCAGAGCCGCCATTTGTATTTGCCGCAGTTGGCATTTGGTAACTATCGCCACCACCGCCACCGTTTGCTGTAATGGTACTAAAAACTGAATTTGATCCTTTATTACTATTTAAAGAAGTATTACTCCCTGTAAATGCTTGTCCAGCTCCGCCAGCACCTACAGTTACTGTGGTTTCAGAACCAGAGGATACGGCAAATCCTGATGCTGTTCTAAAACCGCCAGCTCCGCCACCGCCCCACATTTGACCGCCAGCTCCGCCACCAGCAACAATTAAGTATTCAACTTCAACACTAAAACCAAAAGACCTTTGGTTCATAAATGTAGCTTGTGTAACTCCACTCATGTTAGTCCACTCCCCGAAATAAGCCAGTTAGTTGAAGTAATTTTAATGGCTGTTGCTGATCCATATTGAGCTAAATTTCTAGAACCAGTCGTACCAGCAGAACTTAAATACATAGTGTCAGTCGTAATAGCAATAGTTACAACCTGACTTGTCATGTTAATAAATGTAATTGCTGTGCCAACTGGATAGGCAACAGAAGAATTTGCTGGAATAGTAAATGTCCTAGCATTAGCGTCTGTTGATGGATGAAGAATAACCTTACCCGAATCTGCAAGAACTAATGTGTATAGAGCAGATTGAGAATTAACAGGAACATTTCTAAAGCCAACGGCATCTGTACCATCTACAGTACAACTGCTTAGAGTACCGCTTGATGGTGTTCCAAGAACAGGAGTAACTAAAGTAGGTGAATTACTTAATACTACATTTGTTGTGCCTGTAGAAGTTGTAACGCCTGTACCGCCACGAGCTACTGCTAAAGTACCACTAGTAATATTACTTGCATCTGTACCAACAGAAGCAAACGATAGAACCCCAGAACCATCGGTTGTTATTGCTTGACCACTTGTTCCGTCAGCGATAGGTAATGAAAAGGTTACGCTAGATGAAGTATTGCCTGACTGTAATGTAGTTGTGCCAGCTCCACTAGCATTCCCTTGAATTTTTAAGTTGCTCATATTAATTCCTTAATTTAAAATTAACCATCTTTGACCTGTACCTACTGTAGCAGATATTCCTGTGTTTATTGTTATTGGTCCAACCGCTAATGCATTTTTAGAAGCAGTTACGGTATAGTTTGTTGCAATAGTTTGATTATTTTCTAATAGATCAGTAACAGTAATACCTAGATTAGCTCTAGCAGTAGGTGCATCTGCGACATCAGATAAGTTATTAGCTACTAACAATACACCAGCAGCGGACACATAAGCAGCTACCCATGCTGAGCCAGTATATACATTCATTACGCTGGATACAGTATTGTAGTATAAAGCCCCAGTTAAAAGAGCATTACCATCATTGTCTAATGTAGGGGCAGTAGATTTAGGACCTAAGTATCTATCATCAAAGTTATCATAAGCAGATAAAGCAGAATCACGAGCAGCCTCAGCAGCAGCCTGTGCAGTCGATGCGTTAGATGCTGACGTAGATGCAGAAGACGCAGAGTTACTAGCATTAGTTGCAGAAGTACTTGCTGCAGAAGCAGAATTACTAGCATTGGTTGCTGAAGTCGATGCAGCAGAAGCTGAGGAAGCAGCATTGGTTTCCGAAGTAGATGCAGCAGATGCACTGTTGCTTGCGTTAGTAGCCTGTGTCGTAGCAGTACTAGCACTTCCTGATGCGGATGTAGCGGAACTTGCTGCGTTTGTAGCAGATGTGGAAGCAGCCGATGCACTTGTCGCAGCATTGGTAGCTGAAGTACTTGCTGCAGAAGCAGAAGTGCTTGCGTTAGTGGCTTGAGTCGTAGCAGTAGATGCTGAAGACGTTGCACTAGAAGCAGATGATGAAGCATTACTTGCTGAAGTAGACGCAGCAGATGCTGAAGTAGATGCGTTAGTAGCTTGAGTAGTGGCTGTGGATGCTGATGCAGCAGCGTTTGTAGCGGATGTAGAAGCAGCACTAGCGGAACTTGCAGCGTTAGTCTCTGCAGTTTCTGCATTGGTTTCAGCAGTCTCCGCATTAGTCTCTGCCGTCTCTGCATTGGTTTCTGCTAATTCAGCGTTTGTTTCAGCAGTTTGTGCAGCAACCTGTGCTGCCTCTGCAGCTACCTGTGCAGCAATAGCAGCGTCTTTAGCTTGTAGTGCTAAGAGTACTTCACTTGCAGCGTCTTGAGTAGCATCACCTGAACCACCTGCTCCACGATAAATTGCCAAGGTCTATCTCCTTATTTGTTTAAATACACTCAGCGAATGCACTTAAAGAAAACTCCCCAGCCGAAGCTGGAGAGTCTTAGGAACTACTATTAGCCGTTGACTGCTAATACAAAGCCAGTCTCAGGACGTACTACTTTAACACCGTAGAGGGTGTCA